TTATTTTTTAAAAAATTCTGAATTATATGTGGCTAATAAATCCTATACTTATAGAGGAGAATTAATTGTAAATGACTTTTATCGAAAATCATTTACGCACAATCAACTACCTAATTTATATTCTTTTTGGACATGGTTCAAGAAAGACAGCTCGGTAGCTAAAGAATTCTTTACTTTAGGAAGATATATTATAAAAAATCCTAAAGAATTTTCTAATTTATTTTTATCTACACATAAGCCTAAAGTTGTTGGTACAGATGAAGCATTTGCATTGAGCGCAAAAATTTTAGGAATACAAGATCAAATAGCATACCCATTAGAATTTCCTCGAATTGTACACATGAAAGGAAATGTACAAAATTGGCCTTGGCCTGCCGATAAGGTAACTGACCATGTAGGATTTTATATTAATAAAAATGCCAAAATAAAAATAGGTAATTTTCAACAGAGTGATATTGTTCATTATGTCGAAAAAGAATTGATTACTGATGAGGTAATTAATATTTTAGAGGAAATAGCATGGAAGCTGCGTTAAAAGATTTCGAAGAATGGGTAAACAGTCTGCCCATTCAAGAAGTAAAATATTATGCAGAATTCGATCCAGATTCTGGCAAAGTTCTTGGAATATTTCCAGACTATGCTGCTACAGATTTAAAATATAAAATCGAAGTTGATGAATTTGTCGCTAATTCTGTAGCAGAAGGAACAACCAGTCTCATGTCTTACGCAGTAGATCTAACTACAGCAGACTTAGAATTTATAGAAATAAAATCATTAACTAAAATCGACGATGTGCTTCATAGAATTATTGATAAAAAGTGGTCCTTGATTGAAGACCCCGATATAATATTAAATTATGATCGAGATGCTAAAACATTAACAATTGAATTATCGGAAAAATATAGACATAAAAAAATACACTGGAACGGTACTACAGAGATGTTATACTTAGTAACAGACTATAATGATCCCAATGGTCTTAGATATAATTTATCTGTAACAATCAATGAGTTAATTGGCAAACAGAAAGTTTTTGAAAATATAGAAGTTCCTATAGATTACAGTGTTTATACAAGAAGAATTTTTAAAAATTATATTATAGAAGAAAAATGAAAGTAATAGAATTTGATATTGTTTTTATAAGTTATGATGAACCTAATGCTGATCTGCACTATGCAGATTTATGTAACAAAGTGCCATGGGCAAAGCGTGTTCACGGTGTAAAAGGCTCAGACGCTGCCCATAAGGAAGCTGCTAAACTATCAGAAACTCCTTGGTTTATCAGCGTCGACGCTGATAATATTGTTGATAAATCTTTTTTCAACTTGGATTTAGAAATGTCTAATCCAAAAATTCAAGTTTATAGTTGGATAGGAAAAAATAATATCAACGGGTTGATGTACGGCAACGGTGGTTTAAAAATTTGGAGAAAAGATTTTGTTCTCAACATGAAAACACACGAAGAAGCAGTGTCGGATCGAGCCCAAGTGGATTTTTGTTGGGAAGATGGATATATACAATTTCCCACTTGTTACAGTCAAGTGAGGATTAATTATACCCCTTTTCAGGCATGGAGAGCCGGTTTTAGAGAAGGAGTAAAGATGACATTGTCTGATGGAATTAAAGTTCCTGCACAAGAAATTAAAGAACGGATATGGTGGCATAATCTTCATAGATTAAAGATGTGGGCCACAGTGGGTTCTCATGTTGAGAATGGAAAGTACGCTATATTAGGAACACGAATGGGTACTTGGATGACCAATTGCACAGATTGGAATTATGTTGATGTTAGAGATTTTGAAATCTTAAAAAACATCTACGAAGAAAAAGTAAATCATACGTTTGTAGAGCAGGATGCACAAGATCTAGGAACAAAAATTAAACACGAACTGGGTTTTAATTGGCCATATCTTGATTCTGATCAAAGCAAGTATATTTTTGATCTCTATCACGAAACCATTGAGTTATCTAAAACATATTATAGAATGCCAAATGATGTATGATATTTTTTTTGTAAGCCATCAAAATGTCAATCAAGATTTATGGACAAATTTTAAAAATAGATTTCCTACATCTCAAAAAATTGATAATGTTAAAAATTTAGAACAAATAAAGAAAAAATCTTTTACTAAATTTTTCTATGTAGTCTGGGATGATATAGAAATATCTTCTGATTTTCTATTTGATTATAGAATTTCAGAATGGGATGAACAGTATGTTCATGTATTTAAAAATAAAAATTATTTTGATGGAGTATGTATATTTTCAAAATTTCATAATGTTGCCGATCGAGAATTTAAAAATAGATTTTTTGAAAATAAAAAAGAAATTGATATAATAGCCAGTCGTCCTTTTTCTTTTGAAAAATTTTATATCTCTAATTACGATGAATATTTAGAAGCAGCAAATAGATCAACCACTCGTATGTTCTGGGCAGTTTGGAACGATGTTGAATTAATTGAAGAATTAGATTATCAGGTACCTATCTATAATCAACATTTAACTCATGTATTTAAAAATGGAGAATATTTTGACGGTATTTGCCTCTTTAGCAAAGACAAATTAGTTTCTCAAAAAGAATTTGAATATAGATCATTTCTCGATAAGAAAGAAATAGATATCACATTAAGCATTCCTAAACCTTACGAAAAATTTAATATTAATTCATATCAGCAATATTTAAAAATTGTTGAATCTAGCAAAACAAATATGTTCTGGGCAGTTTGGAACGATGTCGAATTAATTAAAGAATTAGATTATCAGGTACCGTATTATAATCAACATATTACTCATATTTTTAAAAATGATGAACACTATGATGGTATTTGTCTTTTTCCGAAAAAAAATATAGTTAGTGAAAAAGAATTTAAACATCGTTTTTTCATTGTAAAAAAAGAGATAGATACTATTCTGTCTAAACCTAAAAAATATGAACAATTTATCATAGATACATATGATGACTATTTGTCATCTGTAAAAAATTCTAATACTGAATTGTTATGGTTGATTCCTAAAGAAGTAGAACCGATAGACTTTAATTTCGATCTATATTTTTCTCATCATAACTCTTATGATAGAAATATGAATCATGTATTTCAGAATAAATTTAGAAATGAATTAAATTATAATGGCATTTTTTTAGTTTCAAAAAACAAGATATTATCTAAAAAAGAAATAGATTTTAGATTTCCGATAGAGAAAAAATTGTACGAAATAGTAGCCAGTCAACACAGATCGTATGATATTATTTTTATCAGCTATAATGAAATAAATGCGGACGATAATTTTAATACATTAGTTGATAAATTTCCCCGAGCTAAAAGAGTACATGGGGTCAAAGGAATCCATAATGCTCACAAGAAAGCGGCCGAATTATCAGATACAGATATGTTTTTTGTAGTGGACGGTGATGCACAAATTGTAGAAAATTTTAATTTTGATTATTTGGTAACTAGATACGAACGAGATATTGTACATATTTGGAAGAGTCAAAATCCGATCAACGATTTAATTTACGGTTACGGCGGAGTAAAATTATTACCGAAAGATCTTGTTTTGTCAATGGATATGAATTCTGTAGATATGACAACTTCTATAAGTTCTAGAATAAAAGTCATCGATGAAGTTTCTAATATTACAAAATTTGATGTGGACGAATTTTCAACCTGGAAATCAGCATTTAGAGAATGTGTTAAATTAGCCAGCAAACCAGTTGATGAAAGCTACGACGAAGAAACTGATTTTAGGTTGCAAGATTGGTGTACTAAGGGTGAAGATAGAAAATTCGGTAAATTTGCGTTAGACGGTGCTAGGGCTGGCAGAGAATACGGATATAATAACATAGACGATAAGGATGCATTAAGTAAAATCAATGATTTTGATTTCTTAAAAAATTTATATGAGCAACGAGCAAAAGATATTCATCCTTAGAGAAAAGAGGGAAAAGATTAATGCCATTAGTCCAAGCTTCTGTACAGCTAAATGGCTCCAAACAACCTTATATTTACAAAATGGTTACAATCACAGTTGCCATCATCCTAGTCCACATAAAATTCCTGTTCAGGAAATAGAAAAAAATCCGGCCGCATTACATAACAGTAATTTTAAAAAATCACAACGCGAGCTAATGTTGAGAGGAGAACGTCCGACAGAATGTGATTATTGTTGGAAAATCGAAGATCTCAATAAAGATTATTTTTCGGACCGACATTACAAAACAGCAGATTATTGGGCATGGGACAGATTCAATGAAATTTCTTCTAAAGATCCCTATGATGATGTTTATCCTGCTTATCTAGAAGTTAGTTTTTCTAATGCTTGTAATTTAAAGTGTAGCTATTGTAGTCCTGAAATTTCCAGCAAATGGTTAGAAGAGATTAAGCAATATGGTCCTTATCCTATACCAGAAAGCAATCAAGACATCGAATGGTATAAAAAGGTCGGTAGATATCCTTATAAACACAGCGATGATAATCCATATGTTGATGCGTTCTGGAAATGGTTTCCGGAGGCGTTGCCACATCTTAAAGTTTTTAGGATTACCGGAGGAGAACCTCTAATGAGCAAAGATACATGGAAAGTCTTCGAATATGTAAAAGAAAATCCACAACCAGAATTAGAAATAGCTATTAATACAAATTTAGTAGTAGAGGAAAAACTTATAGAAAAGTTTTTGTCTGCTATTAATGATATCAAAGACAAAGTTAAAAAAATAGATATTTACACAAGCCTTGAAAGCACAGGAAAACAGGCCGAATATTCGAGATTTGGACTAGACTACAAATATTGGATCTCTAATGTAAGAAAGTGTTTAGAACAGACCGAATGTACAGTCTCTGTCATGACTACTATTAACATTTTAAGTCTACCTACTTTTTCGAAATTCATAGAATTAATAATGGAATTAAGGTGCGATTATAATGAAACTATGGATATTAATAGAATACCGTTAAGCATTAATTATTTAAGATGGCCGGCTCATCTTAGTGTGAAATTATTACCACAAGAAATGAGAGAAGAATTCAGTAAAGAAATATTAGATGTCAGCCAAGCATGGTTAAAATATTATCGAAAACACCAATATGCTAGATTATATCTTGAAGAATGGGATCAAATAAAACGATTTTGTGATTATTTAAAACAAAGTGAGGATGTTGGAGAGAGGCGAAAGTATTTTATAGAATACATAAAAGAGTATGATCGCAGAAGAGGAACTGATTTTGATACAATTTTTCCCGAATACAAAAAATTAAAAGAGGAATGGGATGCCTAAAAAACCTAATGAATCTCTAGTAGATTATCGTAAACGTATTATTGATATAAAAAGCGAAAGTTTTTGCGCAGCTAAATGGCTCAATGCTACTATATGGTTAGGCAGCGGATCAACGACCAGTTGCCATCATCCTCCTGCACACAATATTCCTCTAGAAGAACTCAAAGATAATTACACCGCTATACACAATACCAAACACAAAAAGCTGATGCGTAAGATGATGATCGAGGGAGAGAGACCTCGAGAGTGCGAGTATTGTTGGAAGATAGAGGACATAGGAAAGGATCATATCAGTGATCGTGTTTTTAAAACTATTATCTATAAAGACGAGGAATTAGAAGATATCTATCGCAAGCCTTGGAATCACGATGCAGAACTAAAGACATTAGAAATCAGTTTTGACCGTGTCTGCAATTTAGCTTGTTCTTATTGTAATGCCAGCTTTAGTACTACGTGGGCTCGAGATATTAAAAAGCACGGTGCTTATCAGAATCTAGTGTCAGACGGTGCTGCTGCCTTTCAGCAAGACGGTTCGTGGGTTGAACCATATAAGAACGATGAAGAAAATCCTTATATACAGGCATTTTGGAAATGGTGGGAAAACGGTTTAAGCACTAGCCTAGATGAGCTACGTATTACAGGCGGCGAGCCTTTGATGAGCGGAAATACATGGAAGCTGTTAGATTGGTTTAATGAGCAGAACAGCAAGATGAGATTTGCCATCAATAGTAATTTAATCGCTAAAGACGATATCATAGATAAGCTCATAGAAAAAACCAAGAACATACATGAGTTTCATTTGTACACAAGTTGTGAAGCAGTAGGAGAACAAGCAGAATATATCCGTGACGGGTTAGATTATGTACAATGGAAAAAGAATATAAATCGTATCTTAGAAGAAGGTAATTGTCGAGGTGTACATATAATGATGACTATAAACAGTCTTTGCTTGTTTTCTATTACAGAATTCTTTGATGAAGTTATGCAGATGAAAGCCAAGTATGGAAAGAATCCTACGGTTAGTGTAAATTTATTACGTTTTCCTAGTTTCCAAAGTCCTTTAGCACTTCCTGATCATATCAAAGACTATTGCAGAACCAAACTCGAAACATGGTATGATGCAAACAAAAATAGTCCTCTGATGCATGAGTTCGAACGTGCCAGTATAGAACGCTTGATAGACTATCTCATAGTTGTCGATGCACCCCATCGACGCACCAGCAATAAGATTACGCTATGGAGAGATTTTAAGAGTTTCTATCAACAATATGATCATCGACGAACAAAAGACATATCGGTGTTTCCTGCGATCTTAACTGATTGGTTGGCACAGATTCCCGAGACTAAATTAGACAAGATACAGATTTTGGTAGACGGTAATAGCACCAAACAATACGATGATGATGAGGAACTCAAACGTCTAGCAGAGAAAGAAGGATGGATCTTGAATCCAGATAATAAAAATATTGACGAACCTCTAGGAAAATATTAATAGGTTATGAGATATAATGTAATATTTAATCAAGGTACGGATTTTGATTATTTCGGAAATAATTTTCAATCAGTATTAGATATCAACGAAGAAATCAAAAAAGAAGATAATTTAACATTATCTTTCATTTTAAATGATCTTCCTTTGACTAAAAAGTTTGTTGAATATTATAAAATTTATAGAAATTTTAAAAAAAAATATCTTGATACAACACATGCAGTAGATTCCTACGATTATAATTGGTACATTCCTTCGAACGAAGAAAATATTAGAATAGCCAAAGCAGAAATGAACAAAGTTATAACTGAGTTAAATGCACTTGGTTATAAAATTTCTGATAATCTTAAATTAAATTTAAATTTAAATAAGGTGGAAACAGATAAACTTAATAATTTACATTTTATATTTGAAAATGAAATAGTCAATCTGTTCAATACAAATAAAATTAGAGAACGAAATTTATTTGAAAAAATAAATCAAATTGTACACTTTATAGAAAAGGCAAGTTTCAATGAAGAACAACGAAATCAATATTCATTAGTAATAAGGCCTATAAATTATCGTTCTTATAAAGACCTTTACGTTACGTTAGTAGATGAAGATTATCGAGATTTTCAAGAACCTAAATCTGGAAATCTGATATGTGATTTTGCAACTGTAGGAAAAGATTTATGGGCATGTGCAAATACAAATGATATCAACTTAATAGAAAAAAAAGAAGTTAAGCAGCAAGAATACCTTACTGATTATGTATCGATATTTTTTAACAACGCACCGACTGATAAAAATAATAGTAATTTTAAAAATGAATATTATAAATGGTGTCAATCGAATTTTGTTGATAGATACATAGATTATCGGCAACCTAAATATAACCCAGGAAGACATGTTTTAGGAGAAATCGATTCTATAGATAAAAATGCCGATTGGTTCTATAATAGTGTTGTTTCTAAATATCCGAAATTTGTAGCATCATATCTTCTTGATGACGAGGATAATTTAATTTATTAAAATGAAAGACTCTTTACCTAGTCCTTACTTTTGTATAGCACCGTGGACACACACTTATATCAGTCCTCAAAGCGAACGACGTATATGTTGTGCTAGTAGAGAACAAGCATCTTGGACCAAGCAATATATCGATTCCGGCGATTCTGTTCAAAGTAGCACGTATATCCCGATCACTTTAGAACAGCACTGGAACAGCGAACACATGAAAAGTGTTCGTAAACGTATAATGCAAGGAGAACGTATTCCTGAATGTGAAGTCTGTCATTCTCAACAATTAAATTTACACACTTATAGAAACTATTTTACTAATACAATCTTTCCTAATAAAATTAAACAAGCTCTTGAATCCACAGACGAAACTGGGTATACTACCATGAAGCCTGTGAGTTTTGATTATCGCATTTATAATCTCTGTAATTTTAAGTGTAGGATGTGCGGAGAACAATTGTCTAGTAGCTGGGAAACAGAAAAAAGATCAATGAATACTTGGAAAGCTGATGTAGATCAATGGATGATCCCTGAAAACAAAAAGGTCGTAGAAAATTTTCAACAAACAGTAGTAGAACAGGAATTATGGAACGCAGTAAAAGAAGATCGAATTGAGGAAATTTATTGGGTTGGAGGTGAGCCCTTAATGTATCAAATACACTGGGATATAATGAAATATCTAGTTGATAATGATCAAGCGCACAAAGTAACTGTTAGATATAATACTAATCTCAGTTTGATAGAACGTAACGGAATAAAACTCTACGATCTCCTACCGTATTTTAAAAATGTCAACATGTGCTGTAGTCAAGACGCTACTGGTAAAATAGCTGAATTTGTCAGGACAGGATTAAAATACGATCGTTGGCTAGATTATTTCAAACAAGGTATTTTTTTAAATTCTCAGTTCGGAAGCGATGCTATGGTCATTGATGTAACCGTGACATTGCCAGGATTATTAGATATGAAAAATCTTATGAATCTAGCAGTTGAGTTGGGTGTAAAAAGTTATGTCAAGATTACTTTCGATTTTGATAGTAGCGTACTAATGAGCCCAATGGCTCTACCTCGACGATTGTTAGATCCAATTTTATTAGATCTTATCGATTATGAAAAAAGAATGGAATCAGAACTAACTAAGGTCTATAGAGAAATATTTGAAAATATGTTATTAAGGCCTACTTTCGAAGAAAAATATCCCGATCAATATATAGAAGGGGCAAGACGGGGAAAAGCTAGATTACAATCTATCGCCGAATTTAGAAAAGACGGTCATAAAGGTCATGCTTTAAAGATAGAAGAAATTTTAGCTACTAACAATCTAGTCTTACAATGGTGGAATTCTATATGAGCAAAACGTTTTGCCCCCTGCCTTGGACACATCTAGCTACACATCCTCACGGTATAGTATCTCTGTGTTGCGAATCATCTAGTGTCAATGCTGAATCACATTCACACGATTTAGTAAATGGCAAAAAGATTTTTAGAACATTAAATTCGGAGAAGTATAATTTCGATAGAATACACAATTCGGAATTATTTAATGACGTTCGTAAAAAAATATTGGAAGGAGAAATTCCTTCTCCTTGTAAAAAATGTTATGAATTGGAATCAGTTGGCATTGAAAGCAAACGGTTAAGAGAATCGAAAAGATTGAATTTTAATTATAATAATGCATTAGAAATTACCAACAAAGACGGTAGTCTAAAAGATTTAGATTACGAATTCGTAGAACTAAGACTCGGAAATCATTGTAATTTAGCCTGCAGAACTTGTAATCCCTATAGCAGTACAAAAATGAAATCAGATTGGATTAAATTACATGGAAGATTTGACACAGATCAAAAATACTTCGATTGGCCGTTAGATGACGATTTTTGGAAAAATCTCGATAAGAAAACAAACAATCTTAGATTTATATATATCAATGGTGGCGAACCTTTATTAGTAGACAAGCATAAACAATTTTTAGAGATGCTCGTAAATCGAGGAGTTGCATCAAAAATAAAAATACACTATTCTACCAATGGAACCGTAAAAAATCAATTGTACGAAGATGTATGGAAGGAGTTTTTAAGTGTAGATTTTTCTATTAGCATAGATGATTTAAAAGAAAGAAATTCCTATATAAGATATCCGTCGGATTGGAATAAGATACAAGAATTTTTGTTATGGCTGCAAGATTTAAAAGAAAAACATAATAACATTAATTTTTCAATATTGCAAACCGTATCAACGATGAACGTTTTTTATCTTGAAGAATTCTATAATTATTTTAATGATCGACAAATTCTAATCAGTCACAATTTTGTTTCTGATCCCGCTTATTTTAGTATTACTAATTTACCTTCGGGTCTCAAAAAATTGGTTTTGAATAAAATTAGAAATTATCCATTTTACGATTCAGTTAAGAATTTTATGAGCTTAAATAGCAATGAAACTAAATTTTTTGAATTTTTAGAAATAACAAAAAAATTCGATACGATAAGAAATCAGTCGTTTGAAAAAGCGTTTTATGATTACGCAAAAATAATAGAGTTAAAAATTTATGAAGAATGATATTTTTTGTATTTCACCTTGGATACATTTACATACATGGCCTAATGAAAAGGTATATCCGTGTTGCTTAACTCCAATGGAATATACAGTGGGAGATCTTTCTAAACAAACTCTTTCTGAAGTATGGAACGATACTCCTATGAAAGATTTAAGATTAAACATGTTAAACGGATTAAGGTCTCAGAGTTGCCAGCGATGTTATGCTTTCGAAGAAGCGGGTCAAAACTCAATGAGAATGACACTTAATCAAAGATATTCTCATCATTTGTCAGAAGTAGATAAGACATTGCCCGACGGATCTTACGAAAAAATGAATTTAGTGTATTGGGATTTTAGATTTAACAATATATGTAATTTTAAATGCAGAATGTGCGGACCACAATTGTCTAGCGGGTGGTATGAAGACACTAAAAAAATGTACGGAATTTTACCATCAGATATTCCCAATGATCCGGATCCTGATAAATTGTGGGAACAAATAGAACCTTTATTTGATACCGTTGAAGAAATTTATTTTGCCGGCGGTGAACCTCTAATAATGGAAGAACATTATCGAATTTTGAACAGGCTAGATGAAATGAAAAAATATAATGTTCATATTAGATATAATTCAAATTGTAGCCAACTAAAATATAAATCTATGAACGTTCTCGACCTTTGGCCAAAATTTGAAAGAGTAGATATGTATGCTAGTCTTGACGGAAGTTGGAGTAGAGGAGAACTCATAAGAAAAGGACAAAACTGGCAAAAATTTTTAGACAATAGAGAACAAATAAAAATCAGAGCCCCTAATGTCAGATTTACTATTAATTTTACTTTAACCGTACTTAACAGTTTTCATGTAATCGATTTTCATAAAGAAGTATATGAAAGTGGTATAATTGATAATATTGATAATTTCAGACTTAATTTTGCAGTAAATCCCGAACACCTGTGCGTTCAAATACTACCAATCGAAACTAAAGAAAAATTAAAGAACAGTATAAATCAATATATAGAAAATTATTTGATTCCTAACGGTTCGGTCTCTGTACTGGAAGATTTTAAGAGCTACATAAAATTTATCGATTCTGCTCAAACACAGAATTTAATTCCCAAGATGATCGATCATATGGATAAAATTGATTCTATTAGGCAGGAAAATTGGAGAAATGTTTTTACAGAATTAGAAGGTTTAATATAATGAACACGATGGTTGCAGTTGGTTGCAGTTGGACATGGGGTCATAGCATAAAAAGCTATGAAACATATCCGGCTCACTTACAAAATTGTCTAAAAGATTGGCAAGTAATTAATGCGGGCCATTGTGGTGCTGATATTGATTATACTATTTTTTCCGCCTTTAATTTAATTGAAACACAAAAAGTTGATTTTATTATATTTCAATTGAGTACATTAGATAGAATTACTTTAGGAACTGACGGGTTTGACAATTTTTTAGACAACAAATATTTTAATGGAAAAGATGAATCAATATATTACGAATCTAAAAATGATAAATTTCAAAGAGTAATTGGTATAGCAGATAATGCTAAAACAAAATACACAGATGGTTCATATTCGGCCGAGGATAAATTTAAACATGATGAATTTAAACACTCAGGGATGAAAAACTTAAATTATAAAAAGTATAGAAATTTTGTTTCTGTTCTGACTGAAAACGTATCATATAGTACTTACAAATTTCAAAAAACTTTTTCGAATTTAGTAATTTTTGAAAATTATTTAAAAAAACACAACATTAAATCTTTATATTTCTCTTATCTGCCTTTGCCGAATGACATTTTAGAATCTAATTTTTTTCTCAAATTTAAAAATAGTGTAAATTATATAGAAGAGAATTGGAAATCTTGGTTAGAAAGAACATATCCGTCTAATGATTTTTATATAGATAGAAGTCATATAAATCATGCCGGAAATAAAATTTTAGCTGAAGAATATTTAATACCATACATAGAAAAATTATTATGAAAAAATGCATTTTACCTTGGATACATTTAGAAGCCACCGCAGCAGGAAATGCCAAACCTTGTTGTCTTTATAGAGAACCTGTAAAAATAGATGGGAAAGTAGCTAATCTAAACAAATATTCTATCAAGGATGTTTGGAACAGTGAATACATGAATAATCTAAGACAGCAGATGTTAAATGGATCCCAACCAGTCGGATGTTCACCTTGCTGGGAAATGGAATCTGTAGGTAAGAGATCAAAAAGAGAAATTAGTAACGAATGGTTTAAACACAGATTAGAGAGGTGGAATTCATCTTTACAGCCTCCTACATATTTAGATTTAAAGTTGGGTACGGTATGCAATTTAAAGTGTAGAAGTTGTTCCAGCCACAGTAGTTCTAAATGGGCAGAAGATGAAATAAAAATTTACGGAAAAACTTTTAATTCTAATATACACAGTTACTGGATCGAGGAAGAAAGCCCAATATGGAATGAGATTGAAACGTTACTTCCGAATATAGAATATTTTGATTTTACCGGAGGAGAACCGTTTCTAATTAAAAAGCATTTTGAAATATTACAAAAATGCGTTGAAAGAGGTTACGCAAAAGATATAATCGTACATTATAATACCAACGGCACTATACAACCAACTGAAAGGATGTTCGAAATTTGGGATCAGTTTAAAAAAGTAGAAATTATGTTTAGTATCGATGGGATAGAGAAAAAATTTGAATATCTCAGATATCCCGCCAAATGGGAAACCATGGTTCCTATCTTCGAGAGTGTGTTATCTAAAAATAAAATATGGACACCGATTTGTTATAGCGTTTCTATTTACAACGTGATGTATATGAATGAATTTATCAACTGGGTAAAGAAATTTGGTTTACATGATGATCAGTTATATTTTAATTTTATATTTAGACCAGAATATATGAATATACAATCATTATCTGACAATCAAAAATTACAGGTAAAAGATTATTTAGAAAAAACCAAAACTGGATATCAATGGAACGATTTGAAAGTTAAAGAAGTTGTAGATTTTATGATGGAAGGTAGTATTCATTTAGAATATCCCGAGCAATTTAGAGATACTACATTAAAATTAGATTCGTTGCGGGGAGAGGACTTTTCTAAAGTTTTTCCTGAATTAAATGAGATATTAAAAATAAAATGAGTACAGCAGGACAAGATTTCTTCGATAAAAATTTTTTCGACACACAGGTAGTAGTGCTTGTGGACTATCCTATAGAAGATTTAAAATGGTATAGTGGAATAAATGATGATATTATCGACGAATGGAAAAAAAGCAATAACGTGACAAATGAAGAAGAAAAAATTGCAAGATCTATGTTAGATAATTGGGGAGCCAGTGTATTAGGTATCCCTCTTATCGGAGAAAATAAGATTAAACACTATTTTGAAAAAGTTTTATGGCTAATACAAAGTTATTGTAAAAAAGGATGGATCAACCCGTTAAAAGGAATTAATCACCTAGATAACGGAAAGATTGTAATTCATCCTGGAACTAACAGATGCGTAGCTGCAAGATTTTTAAAAATAAAAAAACTTAAAACATTAATTAATATTAATAAAAATCAGACTTTGTTATCTAGGTTATCTGATCCAATTTATATCACGGATGAAACTACACTAAGAAATACATTAATTAGTTCAGAAAAAATTCTATGGAGAACAGAAAATCTTGAAGAATTATGGATAGCAGGAAAACATCAGGCAGGACAAAAGTACCCAGACTTTACATATGAGTTCTTAGGAGCAGATGCCTGGCCAGATTATAAAAAATTTAATTTATGGTCAAACACTATTTTTAAATTCTTACCATTACAAATATATATCGATAACGATGTGAATTTTTCATTTGAATTAACTGATCAAATGAAAAATATGACCTTTAAAGATCGAAGTCAAAATAATTTATCGGTACCGTTCTCTTATAATATTGAATTAGTCAATAAACAAAAATTACCGAAAGACTGTCCTTGGATATATTTAGGTAAAAATATTAAAAATTTTAATCTCTTTGAATTATTATTTTTTGTTTCAGTTGATCATAGGTATTCTAGATGTTTGGATGATTCTATTATCATACATAATCCTAACGCCTTAAGCAATTCGGAATTAATCATACCGGATCACTATGTCAAAATTTAATATAACTGATCATTTGCAGTTTAGAGATGCAAGATATCGTGATTTAGATAAAACTAATCCTTATCTATTAGGACTTGCTGTTATAGAAATCAATCCAACTGAATTATGTAATAGGACATGCAGTTTTTGTCCACGAAGCGACCCTAACATTTATCCTAATAGAAATCTTCATATGTCAGTTGACACAGTTGAAAAACTAAAAGATCAATTGCTGTCCGTTGACTATCGCGGCGATATTCATATAACAGGCTATGGAGAGCCTCTTCTAAATCCTAATATACTAAAAATAATAGAAATTTTATCAAAAAATTTCCATACAGAACTCATTACTAACGGTGATAGAATATTGAAAGAATCGATTTCACATCAACAATTACAATCTGCAGGTTTAGATTTGTTAATAGTTGACTGTTACGATGGTCCTAGTCATGTCGAACAAATGACAAAAATTCTAAAGGATTGTAAAATTCCTTTTAGAATAAGGGATCATTACGATGACGGTTCTAAAAAATTAATTGAGTTATACAATTTTAATAATAGGGGAGGAATATTTTCTCCTAAAGAAACTTATAGGCCCTGTTGGTTACCTTTTTATAAAGCATTTATAGATTGGAATGGTGACGTTGGATTATGTTGTAATGATTGGTCGAGGAAACAACAATCATTTGGAAATATTTATAAGACTGAATTTGATAAAATTTGGTCCGATGAAAAATTTGTCGAAGTAAGGCGTAAATTAGAAAAAGGATTGAGAAAAGAATTACCTGCATGTAAAAATTGTGATACTAATGGAACTATGCAAGGTTATGAAAGTGTAGCGATATGGCGAAATCGAATTTGAGAATAATTAAGGTCGATGGAAATTTTAAAAATTGTCCAGGGCATAGAATACTACCTATGATTGAATCTTTTAGCAATTGGGAAGGATCATTTCAAATTTGCGAGCATTATGAAGGGATAGGAGAGATAATTTACGAAAAAAATCTGCCTTTGGTTATTTTTCACTCGGAGGGAGACGAAAACTGGATCGACATAGATTATTTTAGTAGATACGGAACTGTATTGCATTGTAATTATAAATTAGCAGAAACTAAAGGTAAATTTTTTAATTATTGGGCTTTTGATTACAAAAAAAGATTAGAAGATTATAATCAAAAGGTAAATGTATCAAATAGCTTCAATCAAAAATTTTTATGTTTAAATGGGAGACCGGACTGGCATCGATATTATATTTTACAAAGATTGTATGATAAAAATTTATTAGAAAACAATTTTGTTAGTTTTCTTAATAGATATAATCATTTTGAAAATAAAAATAGTATGGAATTATTTTTAAAATCTTATAACGGCGATCCTTGTTATGTAAAAGGGATTATTAAAGATAAAAATATAATAATATTAGATAGATCGAATGAACAGATACATCAAGATGACAGAACTCACGAAAGTTTTATATACGAACAAACATCGATCTCTTTAGTTACAGAAACATATGCAGATTCTAAACGAGGATTGTTTATCACAGAAAAAAGCTATAAGCCAATTGCAAATTGTCATTTTCAAATATGGATAGCACAGCCAGGAATGGTTGAATTTTTTAGAAATTTAAACTTTGATGTATTTGATGATATCATTGATAATTCTTATGATAATGAAATTGATGATATAAAAAGATTTGAGTCTGCTTTAGAAAGTTTAGAAAAATTTTTAAGAGAAATTAAAAATTTCAGCGATAAGGATAAATTTTATTACAATCAAAGATTATTATCGAATCAAAAAAAATATTTTGAGATGAAAATATCTAATAAGGAAATAGAAAGTTGGTTATGAAAAAGTTTTATATTTTTGGCGGATGCAGCTTTACTGACATGCACGATAGTTGGGCACGTTATATTCAGAGCAATATTATATCTAATACGAAATTTTCAAAAAATTCTGCCAAATCCGGAGCAGGAAATAGTTTTATTTCGTCCTCGGTAATAGATTCTGCTTTAAGGGCTTCGGAAAAAGGTTTTCTTCCTGATATATCGATTATGTGGTCTTCTCCAGTTAGGTTTGAAATTCCTATACATCAAGATGAAACTCCTTATGTTAATGATCTTTTTGAATCTAATAGATTATCAAAGAGTGATTTTAATCCCGGTACATATTATCATAAAGACATCACTGGAGAAATTGATAGATCTACATTGAACAATTTTTGGTTAATGCAATGTAGTAAAGTTACCGAACACACCAAGTGGGCACATCAAAAATTTATAGATAAAGAATATGTAAACATGTTTATTAATTTTCAAAAATATTTATGGAATACTAATGCGCACTGGTATAATACTATTAGATCTATTTTACAGGTGCAATGGATGTGTGAATCTAAGGGATGGAACTATAGGTTTATGACTCATAGAGAAGGATTTGGCCAATACATATTAACTTGTGCTCCACAATTTAAAAGTATGCAGGATTCCATCGATTGGTCTAAGTGGATTTTTACAGATAAAAACTATGGCGGTCTTAGGGAATATACTTTGAATAATATAAACACTTGGGACGATGGATATGATAATCATCCTAGCAAAGAAGCTCACAAAATGTTTGTAGATGATTTTCTTTTACCCCAATTACCGGGAGTATATCAATGATCACGCTTTTTTATCAGTCAGGATTAAAAATTCCTAATTCAGTTCCTATCTATATGAGATCTGAAGAAATTAAAGAATACAAAAGTGTTAAACCGATGTTTGTTAAAGAGGTATGCGACCACTTGAATATACCTTATCGGCAAGTTACTAGGGAAACATGGGAAGGCGAAACTGCTTATTATCATATAGAATTAGAATGGATCGATCAAAGTTTGATTTATCAAAATGTATTTGCATGGATTGACAAAGATGTTTTAGAATTAATTAAAAATGAAAATAGCAATTTACGATTATTGATTTGGTTTTCTAGTGAAGGATTTAGTTTATCAATGCCTCGGTTTATCGATATAATAGATTTTTGTATTAAAGATTTAAAGATACCAGGACACAAAGTTTATTTTGTATTCGGCGATGTAAACATCGATATTAATTTTAAAAAATATCAACAAAAAATGGGACTTCGCGAAATAAATGTATACGGATTTGATAGTTTTGAATCCACGTATCATAATGAATGTCATATTTTAGAAAAAATGGGGCATACGAATATGTTTCCTAAAGAAAAAGATAGAATACAAAATCTTTGGAAAACTAGAAGTAAAAAATTTATTTTTAGAAATGCGAATCCACGAGAACATCGGCTCTATTTTTCTGCAGAACTCAAATCAAAAAATCTCCTCATTGATGCGTATTTTAGTTGGTTGAATAGATATTACAAACCTCAAGAAAGTATTTTTAATTGGACTATTAAAAAGTATAATTCAGATCCATTAAATTTTGAAAATTTAAAAAAACACATGAAAGAATTTATAGATAATAGTCCTTATATAATAGATCACGATGCAAATAATATCGGAGAAGGATTAAATCAACGATTTCTTCAACCTAATTTGTTTTCCGACAGTTATTTTACTTTTGTCACAGAAACCACGTTTGATAATTTTGAAGAAGAAAACGTGTTGTTTCTTACCGAAAAAATTTATCAACCTATATTGCAATATCATCCTTTTATTGTAGCAGGATGTCCAGGAACTCTTGAATATATGAGAAAATATGGTTATCAAACATTTCCTGAATTATTTGATGAAAGTTATGATAACGAACAAGATATTAAAAAGAGGACAAAAATCATCATCGATAATATAGAGAGAATTTGTCATATGTCTACGGAAGAACTCCATGATATATATTATTCCGATCAATTCCAAAAAAAATTAATTCATAATAAGGATAATTTTATTAAAGGAAAAGGAAAGGTTAAATGGGAGGAAGCTATAAAATGGCTCGACCGTTAATTTATGACAGAGGATTTAGTAATAATATCATTGGGGATGTTGATCAAAAAATTAAAAATACTATCCTTTCAATGCTTTCTGATGAACATGTTTTTATAAACACTACTTGGATCGAAAAAGATTTAGAGTTAAAAAATATTATTAATAAAAATAAAATTGCTGTTTGCTATTCAGGTCCCGATTGGGAAAATTCTAATTGCATAGATATTAGAAAAGATGCTCATCTATTCATAAAAAATAATTCTAAAAAAACTATTCATATTGGAAACACAGAAGGTTTATATTATTTTAATTTTTGGGCTGAATTTATAAGAATGAATTTTGATAGTTTTTTTGATACAAAATACACCGTACTACCGAATTTTAAAAAAGTATATATGTGTTTAAATAGAAAACCTCATGCCCATAGATTATTTTTAATAAACGAATTGATAGAAAAAAATCTAACAGATAAGGGTTTGATCAGTCTCGGAGATAGCGAAAAATTAATGATAATCGATGAACAGCTAGACGATATTGTTTTATTAGGTGAGAATGCGGTTCATGGAAAAATGCCAATTAAAAATGATATTTTAACATTAGGTGATGCTAAAAATTGGAATAGTTTTTTTATTAATGTAGTGACCGAAACTACAATTCATACTGATCTCTTTATTAGTGAAAAAACTTGGAAACCAATAATTGGGTTAAGACCTTTTTTGATATTGGGAGATAATAATGTATATCCTAAATTGAAATCTTTAGGATTTGATACATTTGATGATTTATTCGGAACGTGGTGGAATGATAACAATTGGGAAAAAAGAGCAAAAAGTATAGTTGATATTTTAGAAAATTTTCGTTTGGAAGAATGTATAAAACATTATAAAAATATTTTACCTAGATTAATTAAAAACAGAGAGAGATTTTTAATATATATAAATGAAAATAAGCAAAGGATTGAAAATTTGTTATGAAGATTGGATTTTTAGGAATAGGTAAATTAGGATTACCATGTGCAGAGGCCATTTCGGAAAAAGGACATGATGTAACAGGATATGATATTCATGAAAGAACTAGTGACAAAATAACAGTTGTTGACAGCATAGAAAACTGTATACGAGAAAGAGATATAGTTTTTATAGCGGTACCTACTCCTCACGACCCGAGCTATGATGGCAGAGCCCCCACAGCACATCTCGAACCGAAAGATTTTAGTTATCAGATCGTTAAAGATGTGTTGATAGAAGCCAACAGGTATATGAATAAGAATCAATTACTAGTACTCATTAGTACAGTTTTACCTGGCACTACTCGTAGAGAGTTTGCTCGATTGGTCTCTAATACTCGCTTCGTATACAATCCGTATTTGATTGCTATGGGATCAGTTGCATGGGATATGGTAAATCCAGAGATGGTTATGATTGGAACTGAAGATGGGAGCGAAACAGGTGATGCTCAGCAGTTGGTAGATTTTTACAAAACTGTAATGGAAAACGATCCTAGATATGTAATTGGTACATGGGACGAATGTGAATGCATAAAGGTTTTTTATAATACATTCATATCTGCTAAGATAGGATTAGTTAATATGATACAAGATGTTGCAATGAAACAAGGCAACATTGATGTTGATGTAGTAACCGATGCTTTAGCAAAATCTACTATGCGTATTATGGGGCCGCAATATATGAAAGCAGGCATGGGCGACGGTGGGGCATGTCATCCAAGAGATAATATTGCTCTAAGATATATGGCTCGAGAATTAGATTTAGGTTATGATTTATTTGATTCTATTATGAATGCTCGAGAGATCCAAGCTAAAAATCTTGCTAAAGAAATGGTGAAACATGCTAAAGAAAATTCAATGAGCATTTTTATACACGGCAAGGCATATAAACCCGGAGTCGAATACTGTGACGGTAGTTATAGTTTATTAATAGGTCATTATTGCGAAGATCTGGGTCATAAGCCTACTTATATAGATCCATTAACCGGCGATGATATACAGGGTTGTTATGGTGTTGTGCTATTGGCACATAATAGAAAAGTTACCTACGAATATCGCGGATTTAATGAACAACAAGATCTATATTGTAAAATAGAAAAAGGATCGATAATAATCGATCCTTGGAGAACTTTTAAATCTCAAGACCATGTTGTTATTCATTATGGTAATACGAGATTTTAAAATATTTTTTTAGTTGAATTTTCGATATCAATCTTTAATCTATCGATATCTACTTGAAAATCTATCCTTTTTATTTCATCCGAATATTCATGAAGAGTATTAATTAGTTTATCAGTTAATGTTTGAGTATGAGAAATATTAATATGATCGTCTACTGCGATTTCCCACACTCTCCCATTATGAAATTCTAATCTTATCGAATGCAGATATTGTACAGGCATAGTGTTCATGTACAAATCTTCAAAAACTTCAGGCCATTCTTTAACGAAATTTTTTGGAGGTTTAAAGAAATGTTTAGACACTTGCTTCTTCTTTGACCTTAGTTGTTGTTTTTTTCTGGGGCGGATCTAATTCATCTGCTTCTCTTCTCAGTCTTGCTGCTTCTTTATACATAGCATCTGCTTGACTACGATAAGATTTAGCTAGATCTCTGTCACTTAATGCCCCTGCATTTGATGCTTGCGCTTTGACTGAAGTTGGAATATCGGGGTCGATTTGAGTTTCGATATTTTTAATTTCAGCAACATTTTCAATTGTAGCATCTGTTTTTTTAGGAGCTCCTTTGACAAATGTATATAAATCGTCAACAGCACAATTTTTTTGTTCGGCAATTAAAACATTTAATTGATCTAATGCGATTTCAGCTGACGGCGCCGGAGTCATTAATACTAAGTCTGTAGCAACCTTTTGTAATCTTCCATCAGATTGCATAGCTTGTAGCATAGGGCGCCCATCCGGAAATGTTCTCATGAACATAATTTCACCGAATTCGAAACATTCTTGTGCTTGATCACTTTCTACAACAGTCATGATAGAGTCATGATATGAATCGGGAAGTTGTGATACCGGAAGAACCAACGCAGAATTAGATTCACCCGGTAACGTCCTAAATACTACTAATACTTTCGCTCCGGTATTTTTTATTTTTCCTACGTGTTTCATCGGTTTCATTTTATTATTCCTTTGGTTTAGCTACAGTATCTAAGAATGTAGATAATCTGTTATAAAGTTTACCAACTGCTTCTAGTTCATTTGCCTTAAAAGCTCCTCGTTGGGTAGCAACATCGATAATACTTTTTACACCTAGCAGATCTTGAATGTTTAGATCCGGGCCTTCTGGCTTCTGATTAGGTGACTGAGACACTGTTTGTGTAGTTTGTTCAATTTGGTCTTCTTGAATTTTTGCTTCTTGTTCCATTAAAATCTCCTTAAATGTGGACACGCTAAAATAAAATATGTTAGTTCTTTTTGGTCTTCAAAACCTACAAAGGTTGATAATCTTAATTTACCTTGTGAATCAATTTCTGGTTCATAACTAAGACTATATCGTCCTTTTAACTTTGCATCAATCCAGTCGATCAATTCGGTTTCTATCAATTCTGATCCACTCAATTTAGTTTTTACAAAATGAATCGGAGTAGAATCTACAAATCTTTCGTTAAAAACATTCAACGGATTAATTTCAAAATTCATGAAAATATTTATGAAATACTATTGATCTAGTACGCAATCTTGGTTTAGTCTTTTAGACATTGCTTTCGAATAACCCATTTTTCGAATATCGCCGGAAAATAGATATAATTCAAAAGCAGACTTTTCTTTTAATACTGTGATTGATTTTTTATCGATATAATAAGGTGATTCGATAAATTGATCTAACCATAAAAGAACTTGAGGGGAAATAACAAACTCTTTTGGAAAATCTATTTTGTAAGTTTTTATTTTGGATTTATCTTTAATAAAATTGATAGCAGTTTCAGTTAACCTAAGACCACCATCATTTTTTGATCTGACATTCCACCACCATTCAGATCTTAAATTTTGTAAAGTATTCTCGGTACACGGCTCTTCAGCTGCTTTTAAGAATACCTTAGTATAGGTATCCTTGATATCCATTAATTTATTTTTTCACCCGATGTTAGTTTGTAAACAGCAAAGTCTGTTGTTTTGAATAGCTTATTTAATTTTTTTGCGAGATTGTGTGCATGTCCGGGATTTGAAAAACTTACCTTTTTATATTTAGGTCCGGGGTAACTTGCAACCATACTTCCGCTTTTTAAGTTAAAAGGTTTTCCTTGATAGAAAACGGCCCAAATAGCATCACTATCTAAGATTTGTTCTATTTTAAAATTTTCTTTGTTTACATGCTCGAGTATTATTCGAGGTTTTGGACGACTCATATATACATAGTTCCTAATTAACCACGTATATATTTATATCTACTAGAAAGTACCCCCATCGAACTTTACATCGATTTTGGTAGAACTTTCTTTTATATCAGACAGAATTTGATGTATTTCCTGAACAGTTTTTCCTAATTTCGAAGTTATTATTGCCAATTCGGCTATTAGCATACGAGCTTCGTCTATGGAAATTCTAACTTCTTTTTGTTGACTTCTTTCGGCTGTTAAAACTCGCTGAATTAGTCTTTCTACAGAAGGCAAATTCGTTGGTAAATTATTTTGAGACATTGTTTAATACCTGCTTCATTTCTAATTCAGTTTTAAAAGGACCTTGATAATCGTATCTTTGTAGTGTTATTAATTTCGGACAAAAGGATTTAACCCAACCTTTATCAAATTTAATTACATAGTATCCTGCACAATATAAACTTTTAGAATCCTTGCTTTTTGTAAACAAAGGCAATTTTCTTTTTATATCAAACATGGAATTGTGAGGAGTACTGCTGGTTGAATATCCATGTATTTCATTTGGTAATGCATCATCGGCTTCTTTGACAATTTTTGCTACAAAAAAATCTTTTCCGAATTGCTTAGTGATATCTGTTTTGGTATCATAAATTTTAATACCAGACTCGTTACTCATCACAAAACGATTATCTTCATTTTTTCTTAATGTAGCGAATTTTTCTCCGTCTTTTTCAACGATCCAAAATTTGTTATCAATGATTGGTTTTGCATGTATCTCTGTCATAGTGTGTACCTCGCATTAAGTGGTTCGGCATACGATTGTGCCTGCTCAGAAATCTTTTTCAAATCATACAGACCGCAGAACTTCATTAATTTAACGCCTACCTGATTAATATTTTTATTTGCACTGGTCGCTTCGGCAATGGTAGTAGCAATAATTTCTTTAATATGATCGGGCTGATGTGAAAGGTCAATCAGTCGTCGATTTCTCTCATAGTCTTCCAAAACTCTGTGTTCCTTGCCTTCGTGATCAGTCCAACGTTGTAGCATAAGGTTATTCCACGCAAAGCCTTTTGT